GGCTAATAGAAAGCCCATGGTATAAAAGTTACTTTGGAGAGATGTTTGAACTTACATCAGACCAAAACCAAAAGCAGAGATTTGAAAATGACAAAACAGGTATCAGGCTTGCTACATCAGTAGATGGAGCACTTACTGGTGAAGGTGGTGATATTATATTGGTAGATGACCCTCATAATGTTAGAGAAGCAGAATCAGGAACAGTTAGAGAAGGTGTGCTTGATTGGTGGAATCAGGCTATGCAGACAAGATTAAATGACCCTAAGAATGGTGCTTTTGTAATTATAATGCAAAGAGTACATGAGAATGATTTGACAGGTCACATACTGGCTAATGAGTATGATGACTGGGAACACTTATGTTTACCTGCAAGATATGAACCTAATCATCCTACACCTGTTAAATCTAGCTTAGGTTTTGTAGACCCAAGAAAAGAAGAAGGTGAGCTTCTCTGGGAAGAGAGGATAGACGAAAAGACTTTAACTAATCTTGAGGTATCATTAGGCAGTTATGGAGCATCAGGGCAGTTACAACAAAGACCAATGCCTAAAGGTGGTGGTATATTAAAAGCTGAATGGTGGCAACCTTGGACAGAGGATAAACTGCCTATCATAGAATACTTAATACAATCTTATGATACAGCTTATTCAACAAAAGATTCATCTAGTTATTCAGCTAGAACAACATGGGGGGTTTTTAAACAAAATGGATATTATAATACAATCGTTGTTGATATGTGGTATGATAGGGTTTCATACCCTGAACTTAGACGAATAGCACAAGAAGCTTATGAAGATTATGAGCCAGATGTGGTGTTGATAGAAAAGAAAGCTAGTGGACAAAGTTTACTGCAAGATTTACGAATGGCAGGTATACCTGTGTTAGAATATATGCCAGATAGAGATAAACAAGCTAGAGCACATGCATGTTCTGCTTTACTTGAAGATGGTCGTGTTTTCTATCCTGAAGGTAAAAAGTGGGCAAAGAATTTAATTGATATATGTTCTGCCTTTCCAACTGGAGATAATGATGATATAGTTGACACATGTACTCAAGCTTGGTTAAGGTTGAGAAAAGGTTGGTTTATTACACATTCTACTGATTTTGAGGAAGACGAAGTCGTAGAGAGAAAGAGATTAACATTATATGGCTAATTTAGAGATTGTAAAAAATAATGTTGAAAACTTTATTATGCCTTTTCAAATATCGCATAATCTTTGTGAAGATTTAATTACTTATTATAAAGATACTAAATATAATAAAATTGATGCATCTAATTCTGGTTGGTCTCCAGATGTAAAACAAGGCATAGATTTAACAATATTACCAAATACAAATAATGAAATAATAAATGAGTATCTAAGTTGTATAACAGATGCTTTAGAAAAATATTTTAAAAAATATCCAGAAGCTCACCATTTAATTGAAATTAGTGAGCCATTTAATATTCAACATTATCCATCTGGTGGTGGTTTTAAAAAATGGCATTGTGAAAGAGATACAGAACAAACAAATCAAAGGTCTTTGGTATTTATGACTTATCTCAATGATATACCAGATGGAGGTGGTACAGAATTTAAATTTTATCCTGATTTTAAAGTTAATGCTAAAAAAGGATTATCCCTAATGTGGCCGACTGATTTTACACATACTCATAGAGGTGTTGTATCTGAATATGAAAAATACATTGTTACAGGTTGGATTAATCATGCTAGTGTTAGAACACTAAAACGCATTGCTGAAGATGAAATACAATCATTAAGGAAGAAATATGGCTAAAGAACCCAATGTAATACCTTTTCAAGAAGGTGCTCCTGCAGATAATCTTGAAGTAGAAGAGATAGAGAATGATGATGTTCTAATAGGTGATAAATCACTAGATGATGTTGTTGAAGTTGTATCTGAACATGACAGTAATATAGCTGAAGAATTAGATGAAATAGAATCTAATAGAAAAGCACAGATGTTATTAGAGGCATTTGAAAGTGATAAAGAGGCTAGAAGTGAATGGGAAGAACGCTACAAGCAAGGTTTAGAAACACTTGAGCCTGATGGTGGTTTAACAGAAGAAGAGGAGCAAAGAGCAACAAGAGGATTATCTACAGTTGTGCATCCTATGATTGCTGAGGCGGCAACTCAATTTAATGCAAAAGCTATTGCAGAACTTTACCCATCTGGAGGGCCGGTAAAAACTACAATAGTTGGTGAGCCAACAGAAGAACTAGAAGACCAAGCAAGAAGAGTTCGTGACTACATGAATTACCAGATTACTCAGGAAATGCCTGAGTATTTTCCAGATTTAGACACAATGTTGTTTCAACTACCTTTAATAGGACATGCTTTTAAAAAGGTATATTTTGACAGTAATCTTGAACGACAATGTTCACAATTTGTAAAAGCTGAAGATTTTGTTGTATCACCAGATAGCAAGGATTTACAAACTTCATCAAGGTATTCACATATCATTAGGATGCCAAGAAATGATTACAACAGATATGTTGAGAGTGGTTTTTATCTACCTATAAAATATGTGGGTAGTGAAGAAGACCCTGCAGGGGATATTGGCTCAGATATAGAGGGTGTATCTACATATGAAGATACTGAATACAACGAAACAGTAACTCTCATAGAAATGCATGTTTACGAAAATTTTGATGGCATTGATGGTTATACAGATAATGAAGACAATGATGATGTTGTGGCATTCCCATATGTTGTAACAGTTGATTATGATAGCCAGAAGATAGTTGCAGTTAGAAGAAACTGGGAAGAAGAAGATGAAAAGAAACTCAGACAGGATTACTTTGTGTCTTACAGGTTCTTGCCCGGTACAGGATTTTATGGTTTTGGATTATATCATCTGATAGGTGGCTTAGGTAAGGCGGCTACTGGCTCATTGAGAGCACTACTGGACAGCGCGGCTTTTGCAAATATGCAAGGTGGATTTAAATTAAAAGGTCGTGTTACAGGTGGTGAGCTACAGGTCAATCCCGGTGAGTTTGCAGACTTGGATGCTACAGTAGATGATGTAAATAAAGCTATTATGCCATTACCATTCAAAGAGCCATCAGGTACTTTGTTTCAGTTAATGAATGCAATAGTGCAAGCAGGTCAAAGGTTTGCATCTACTGCAGATTTGAATGTTGGTGATGTAAATCCAAATGCACCAGTAGGTTCAACAGTTGCTTTGATTGAACAAGGTAGTAAGTCATTTTCTGCAATACACAAAAGATTACACTTTTCTCAAGGACAAGAGTTTAAGTTAATAGCTAAGAACAATGCTAAATTTTTACCAGAGCAATTTGAGTTTTCATTAGCAGGTGTTACCCAGTTTGTTAACTCAACAGACTTTGATGCTAAAATAGATATCATACCTGTATCTGACCCTAATGTTTTTTCAACAGCACAAAGAATTGCACAAGCACAGTCTGTTTTACAATTATCACAGGCACAACCAAATCTTTATGACCAGTACGAAGCACATAAAAGAATGCTTGAAGCAATCAGAATACCAAATATAGATGAGGTTTTAGAAAAGCCACAAGAGGCTTCTAGGATAGACCCAGTTGATGAAAACATGTCAGTTATGTATGGCAAGCCTATCAGGGCTTTTCCTGAGCAAGACCACGATTCACACATTGCTGTACATATGCAGTTTTTACAAGACCCATCTTTAGGTGGTAATCCCGGTGCTAGAAACTTACAACCAATCTTAATAGCTCACATAGCAGAGCACATTGCACTACTTTACAGACAAAGAATGCAATCTGCTATTGGTATTAATTTAGCACCATTACCAGATATAAGAGACCCGAAATTTAAGTTTGATGATATATCACCAGAGCTTGATATGCAGATATCACAGAGAGCATCAGAGGTAATTAAGCAATCACCACAGATGGAGCAGATACAAGCAATCATGCCTAATCAGCAACAGCAGGGTGGTAATCCACTAGACTTAGCAAGACAACTTGCACAGTTAGAAGCACAAATGCTACAGATGAAAACACAGCAAGAGTTGGCTATAGAAGGTGCAAAAGCAAAACAAGATATGGCTATTAAAGATGCTGAAGCCAAGCAGAAGCTTGCAATAGATAATGCAAAGTTACAGCAGGATTTAGTGGCTAAAGTTAAAAAATTAGAAACAGAATTAGCAATAATTCGACAGAAAAACCTAGCGAAAGGAGTATAATATGCCGGGACATACAGACAAAAAAATGGGAAGTGGAGGCATGGACATACCTGCAATTTCCAGAGAAGAGCAAGTAATGAGAGACTTGCCAAAAGGTGATGTAACAACCACTGACGAAGAGTTAAGAAGACTCAATCCTAATATGGATTTCAGAACTTCTGACCAAATGGAAGCTGACAAAGCTAAAACCTTACAATCAGATATGATGATGTTACAAAATTTAGCTAAAAATGCTACTGACGCAGAGGCTCAAGAAATTAGAAAAATGATGGAATTTGTAGGCTCAGGATTTACTGTTCAAGAAGTATTTGATTTGTTGAAAAGCTTTGACCCTCAAAGTGTTGTAAGACAGGGTGAAATGCCTATGGGAGTTGACAGCCAAGCAGATGCCATGATGAACATGCCAAGAAATATGGGACAGATGCTTGACCCAAGAAGCGTTGTTAGAGAGGGCGAAATGAGAAATACTATGCAACAAGGTGCTATGGGTGCTTTAGGAGGCATAGGTGCTGTGCCAACTTCTAGGATGATGGGTAGTGGAACATAATGGCAGAGCCTAGCAATCCATTAACACTAGGAGAGTTTGGAACACTAAGAGAGGGCTTGTTAGCTACTGCTAATAAATCAGCTAGACCTCTAAGTAAGTTTGGTGTTGATTTTGCCATAACTCCACAAGATGCAGTGCTTGGCTCTCTGCCTGCAGTAGGTGGTTTGTACAACATTGCAAACGCACTTAATCAGGCAAGGGTAAACCAAATTGCCAGAGGTCAGGTAGGGCAAGAGCCATTAAGCTTCTTTCAAGAGGTAACAAAAGGTGACTTTTCAGCAACTCAAGAACTGCAAAATAGAATAAAAGATGAATATGGTGCTGTTAATAGAGACACTGTTCAGCAGTATTTTATGAAAAATAATCCAGAATTAGATTTAGCACCACA